TTAATAGAAAACATTATAATCTAAAACTTTAGATAATTTAATAAAATTGCAATTTTTATTTATTATAAAATTATTTTATTTATAATGGATTCATTGTGTGTGTTCAAATTATCGCAAAACAAATATTATATTGATAAAATAGATAAGGATACGTTGTCAAGTTTTATTGAATTATCATCAATTAATATTTTATATAATGTGTGGGAACAACTTCATAATCCCGATATTAATTTGAATAAAAAGAATTATTTAGAACTAAAAAATACAAAATGGTTAAATACATATTTTTTTGTTAGTATACAAGAATTACATGATTTTAAAGAGTCAGATGATTTAGATATATTAACTTTAAAATATATGAAAAAATACGGTATAGAAAATGTTAGAGGTGGTATATTTCAAAATGAAATATTCAATGAAATAGAGTTAAAATTATTAAATAAATTCGTGAAAAGTTTCGTAAAATAAAAATATATAAATTCTTTTATTTAGTAATAGAATGGGTGCTATTTGTGTTTTCAGTTTAATAGGCGGTAAATATTTTATAATTAGAATTGATAATTCTAATTTAAAATATATTAATAATTTTTTATTTATTGAAGATAGGCACGAATTAAATAATTTTTTACCCGAAGGAGTATTAAATAATGAATGGCTAACTAAATATAATATTATTCAATTAGATTTAATAGAAGATTCAAAAAATGAATTAGATGAAGAGTTATGTGTCAAAAAATATATGAGAAAATATGGAATTAATAATGTCCGTGGGGGTTATAACGCTAAAATTAAACTAGATGATAACTTTGTACTTGAAGATAATGTTTAAAATGGGAACTTTAAAAAAATTGAAAAAATTATATTTAAAGTAAAAATATCATATTATTTATGGCAACACATCAAAAGAAACACGTGAAAAACAAGGGTGACAAAGAATTACTTAAAATCGAAGATCCAATTGGGCAAGTTTATGCTACAGTTAAAGCAGCATTAGGAAATTGTACATTTACTTGTATACTTTTAAATGGAGAGGAAGTTAGAAGCACTCTTTGTGGAAAGATGATGAGAAATAAATCTCAATCTAATATGGTTCGAGCAGGAGATTTTGTTCTTCTTGATAAAGAAATTCGCGCTTTGTCTAAACCTGGTTATGAAATTAAAGCAAAATACACTGAAGCTGAAAAAAAGGAACTCGCAAAACAAGGACAGATTGTAAAATCTCTAGTTCGTGAAGTAACTGAAGGTACTAACGTTGTTTTTGAAGGAGAACAAGCACCTGAACAAGTAAATAATGAAGAGAAAGAATTTAATATTGACGATCTTTAATTTATATCTTCTTTTAATTTACATCTAAAGCTGTAAAGAAATCTTTAGCAAATGTAATTATTTTATCTTCATCTTCTTTAGTCATATATAAATTAGAAATATTTTTTTCATTTATACATTCATTATTTGGACAAATATTTTTTACAATTTTTAATTTACAATCAAATAATTTATTAGAATAATTTCTTATAAATTCTGTTAAGGTATCATCTAATCTTAATAATTTTTCCAATGTTTTTTGATTTAATATTTTTGGTTCTATCTTAGGATTTTTCAATCTATGTTCTACATACCAAATACACCAACCTAAACAAAATCCACCAAAATCACCAGCTTTCAAACTTTCATTTCCTTCATAAGATAATGCTTGATAACTTGGTTTAGGTAAATAATCATTAGGCCTTAAATATTTGAAACCCGTATTCCAAGTTAATTCTTCTTCAATATAATCATCCATTTTATTATCAATTCCATCATTACCATATGTTTCAAATCTTTCAAGAGTTAAATTATTAAAATCATATAATAATATACTAGCGTGTTTTAAATCATTGTCTAATGTAAGAGATAAAAATAATAAGGCATACTCAAATGATTTTTCTCTTCTAATATCATTAATTAATACATTTAATTTTGGGTTAATATCCAATATTTTTAAATTATCATCATAATTAACAATAAATGGGAAATCTTTTCTATCTGAATTATCGCCATAAATTTTAGGTATATATAAATTTTTATATTTCTTACTTAAATAAATAAAATATATGATTATGTCAATCATTGTTGCAGTAAATTTTGTAAAATGTTGATATTTATGAACTTCTAAATTAATGTTAATTTTTTCTTCAACATAACTCGATTTTGATTTTTCTAATAATTCTTTCCATTTTAAAAAGTCTTTATTTTTTGATGATTCATAATATTCATTGATAATATCAAAAATATCTTTATTATTTCTATTTTTTAATTTTGTATCTAATTTTATATTTTTTATCAAAGGGCTATATTCTTTGAAAGGTTTATTAATTAAATAAAATAAACTGTTTTCTTTATTTACATTGACTTTATTCCAGTTATTATGAGGACTATTTTTAAGTATCCACATTATTACTTTATTATATATAGCTGATGTGTTTTTATTGGATAATGTTAAAACAAATGAAACATAAGTATCTCCATTTTTATCAATAAAATTTAAATCTATGTCTATCCATTCCCAAATTAATTCTAATATTTTTTCTAATTTAGCATCATTACCCAAAGATAATTTAGATAATAGAAAATAAATAGGTGTAATGAAATGAGTAATTGGTTTTAATATATATTCTAAATCTAATTTTCTCTTAACAAAATATTCTATGAGACTATAATCTTCTAAATTTATTAATGTAATAATTAATCCAATATTTTCATAATCTTTTGAATTAATTTCATCATTTGAAAATTTATCAAAAATCTTCTTTTTTTGAATATCTGTAATAGTTTCATTTAATACTATTGCTTTTAAAACATATATAGTAGTAAAATTTTTATATTGTGATAGAAACCAATTTAAATTTTCATATTCTAACATCGATATAAAAAAACAAAAAAAATCAATTGAACTCTCGTTTTTAAATTTAAATAAATAATACCAATCAATATTAGGAAAATCTTTCATAATCGGTACTAATTTATTTGGATTTTTAAAAAAATTAATAAAATGTAAACCTTCTTTATTGTGATTTTGTGCATAATTTGGATATTTTTTTAATAAATATTTTAAAATAGGTATATTATTATATTTTGCTGCTAACATAAAACCATCTAATCCATCTTCATTAAGTTTATAAATTGGATACTCGTCTAATTTTAATAAATCGAGTTTATCTAAAATAATAAAGTAATGAAACAAAAAATTATTATAAAAAATAGGTTTATCTTTATCATGATTAAAATCAAGTAAATCTTTCTTTGTTTTAATATTTACAATTTTATCTAAATTAAATTTCATAATTATTTTAGCTTAGGAAAAAAATTGTAAAATAATAATGTTGTTATATAGAACAAATATTAATGGACAATCAAACTAATACAGATATAGTGTCAGGAATATGTAGATTTAAGAATATTGGTGGGGTAACTTGCTATATGAATTCTATTTTACATATTTTACAAATGATACCAATTTTCGCTGATTACATTTTTACTGGTCAATTTGCTAGTATTTTAAATTATAAATCTGAACAATTCGTAGATAGTGTAGAAGTCTTGTTGAAAGAAAATACATCTTTGGAAAAAGATAAATTAATTAAGAATATTGTAAGTGATGATACATATAGACTATTTAAAAAGACGCATTACAAAGATAATGAAATACCAAGTTCTTTTTTTGATGATTCGACAAGAGAATATGAAAACAAAGATTCTCAAAAATTTTTGGATGTTCTAATTTCTACATTAGAAGACAAATCAAAAAAAGATAAACTTATTAAAAATCTTAATAAGAATAATGTAAGTTATGAATTATATAAATTATTTAAAATAAGTATGACTCATGATGACCATGCTATAACTCCAACTTCTTTCAAATATCTTATTGGTAAAAAAAGTGATATTTGGAATGAATATAATCATCAAGATTCACAGGAATTTTGTGCTTTTCTAATTTCAAAATTAGAAGAAGAAATTGGTACAAAAGTTAATTTCATTCCAGGAACTAATATTTCAGATAAACCAGAAGTTTTTTCTAAATTATTAGCACAAATGGATTTTGAATCTCTTACTAATAAAGTTTTTAAAGATTATTCTCCTTTGAAAAATATTTTTACTAGTAGAACTATGGTTATTAATACTTGTAGTTGCTGCAGTAATAAATCAATGAAAATTGATTTAATTAAAGAAATTCAATTATGTTTTGATGAAAAAATAAATATAAATAATGATTTTACAATTGAAGAATTATTAGATAAATTTTTTAAAGAAGAACAATTAGATAAATCCGAAGCATTAGATTGTGAAATATGTGGATTTAGAAATAGACAATTTAGAACTACACAATTATGGGAAACTCCTAAAGTCTTAATTATATATTTTAAAAGGTTTACAAAAGATATGTTTGGGCGTCCAAATAAAAAAATAGTTAATAACGTTAAATATCCTATTTATGATTTAGATATGTCAAAATATATTTGTGACGATAGTGATTATAAAAAGAAATCTAAATACAATCTAATGGGTATTAATCTTCATCAAGAATTCTATGGTCTTCATGCAGGACATTATACTTCTGTTGTAAAAAACAGATATGACAACAATTGGTATCTTTTCAACGATGGTAACGAGCCAAAGAAAGTTACAACAAGAGATGAGTTACAAAATAAGAATGCATATATGTTATTCTATTATCGTGAATAATTTATTTAAATATTTAAAAATAAAATCAATTTTAATTTAATGGGACAAAATAATAGTTCAAAATCTTCTATTAAAAATGAAGTGATTGAATCAATTAAGACATCTATTGAAAAATATATTAAAGATTTTTCTAATCAAGTAAATACTATTACCAATGAAGTTTTAACATCTATGATTCAAGAAGCTATGGCTCAAACACAAAATAGAACTGTTAGTAAAGCTCCAAGAACTGATAATATTGTTGCAAAAGGTTCAGATAAAATTTTAGAACAAGAACGAGAACTAATTAAACTAGAAAATGACACTATTATAAGAATTATTAATTCAGCTGATTCAATGAATCAATTGTCTGACAAAATTATTGCATCTGTAAATAATGCTATTGAAAACACACCAGGTGGAATGAAAAATGCAGCTGCATTAACAGAATCTATTAAAAAAACAGGTGGTGTTGAAGCTTTTCTCGATAGTATTATGGGTTCAGTTGATAAAATGGTTGGTTCATTAAATAACGGCGGTAGTTCAGATAAAACAGATTTTAGTTCATCAATAAAAAGTAAAATTTTAACAGATATTAATAATACTGAAGTTAATGGAAACAATATTAAGAACGTTGTTTCAACAATTATAAAAGATTCTATTAAAGCAGCAAGTGAAGCTAAATGTAACCTGGATACTTCAGGTGTTCAAGATATAGATATAGGTAATATTATGGCAGCTATTCAAGATGGTCAAAAAAGTAATGTTACTATAAAACAATCAGTTAGTATGAAATCATTCAATAAATGCTTAATTGATTTAGATATGGGAACAAAAATTATTAAAAAAGTTATGGATTTTGATATAGCATTTTTTACCCCAAAAAAAGAAGAAAAAAAAAGTATAGTTAATGATGAACAAAGTATTAAAAAACAAAATCTTACTTACACAACTGTTAAAAGTAACAGTGATACTATGTGGGAATGTAGATTAAAAGGAAGTAAATTTCCAGAAAAAAAGAAAAGAAAATGTCCAACTACAAAAGTATCTTGTGGTTGTGATGGTAAAACAGAAGTAATTATTAATAAAAATGTTGAAAAATTTACTGAAACTATTGAAGATTTTTATGAAGATGATAATGATGGTTATAACAAGTATTTAATGATGGTTTTATGTATTGTAATAGGATATTATTTAATTAAACATTTAATAAAACAATAATTTATTTTATAGATATATTTATATGTCAAGTTATTACGAAAAATATTTAAAATATAAAGAAAAATATTTACGTTTAAAAAATTTAATGGGCGGTGATTTATCTACAGGTTGTAAAGGCAAAAATTGGAGTTTTTTTCAAGATTCTGACAATATTGCTATTACTGACAAGGTTTTAGTTGAAATTGATTCAAAATTAAAAGCACACAAAGCTATTTCAGTAGATGATACATATGTTTATTTTGCAGCTCTTGAAGGTGGATTCGTTAGATATCACGGTTGTGAAGTAGATCACGGAAACAAAGAAGCTTTATGCACTAACAAATTAAAAGATATATTTAATTTAAGCAAAAAATTATTAGCAGAAGTAAAACCATTATTCAAAGGTAAAGGTATTGATTTACAAAAGGAATTTAATAAAAATTGCCCTAACTATAGTGATTATTTATCAAAGAACAGAGGACAATGGCCTATAACATGGTAAATTTAAATATTGTATTTAATTAAAAGTATTACTTTTAATTAAAACAATTTAAAAAAAGATTATATTTTATACTTATATGACTTATAAACGTCTTAATATAATTGATCTCAAAAATAATCATCCAGAAAAATTTGGAAGATATGTAATGGCACTCAAAAATTTTGAAGAATCAGATGATTGGTATAGAATTTGTGGTATTCACGGGAATACATTTAAACCAAATGACCCATTTGTTTTATGCCCTACTGATCCAGATGTAGTTAAACAATTAGCTGAAACAGGTGAAACAATGTATTGCAAACATAGTGTTTATTCTTTTATAGCTTGGCATACTCCATATATGTATCAATATGAATTATTATTAAATAAATATAATAAATCAAAAAATGATGATTATATTACTTTACCATATATTGATTTAACTGATTTCTCTAGTGATTTTACATTTATGAATGAACCTAAAATTAATATTATTTATGATAAGCGCCATATAACAATTGATAATCCTTTAGCATCAGCATATTATTATCCAAATGGTGTAAGAACAAAAACTGTTAGACAAGGATTTTTATCACCTAGTACAGATGTTGAGAAAAAACAATTAAATACAATAAGAAAACAATTAAATAATGTTTTATATGCGACAACATATGAAATGTTTAGTTCATCACCAGTATCTTTTGTAAAGAAAAATACAATTACACCTTATGTTCCATTAGAAACTCCTCATAATCAACTTCATAATATTATTGGTGGTGAAAACGGTACAATGGCTGATGTTACAATAGCTGCATTTGACCCAATATTTTGGATGCATCATTGTAATATGGATAGACATTTTTATACTTGGCTTTATAATAATACAAATAAATTTAAAGATTCCCTTTCACCAGATAAAATGACAGATAATACATATGAAAAATCATTAGCACCTTTTTCCACAAGATATCCTTATAGTACTGATTCTTTTTCATATGATTATGGATGGAAAAATAATAGTCTTTCTTTCATGTCAATAAAAGATATGTTGAATTTTAAAAAGTATCCATATTATTATGATATAATAATACCGAAACCCGAAGAAAAAGTTAAATCATTTATTGAATTAATAGATATTCCTATACCAAATGAATCAGTTATAATTTTAGCATATTTGCATTTAAAAACTGATGTATTAAATAAAAGCTTACATTTTGCAGGTTCTGCTTCTTGGTTTGGATTAAACAGAAAAGAGAAACCTTGTGATAGATGTAATGTTACAAGAACAAATATTAAAATTGAAATTGACGATTATGTTTTAGAAAATAAAATTACAAATGATAATATTAAAGATTATGATTTAGTAATTGAAGGTGAGGGTAAATTAATAAATAAATTAAATAAATATAATGTGGAGGATATAATAAGAGATGGTTCATTTCAAATTATTATTCAATAATTAATATCAAATAATTTTTAATATTATGTATTTGATAATTAAATTTATAAAATTCAGTTAAATCATAATTAAATGGTAATTTCCATACAACTATTTTATCTTTATTCCTTAAAATTGTTGTAACTTCTTTCAAACTCATATTATTAATAGAAAATTTAGTTTTAGTTTCGTATTTATAACTAGGACCTCCCCAAGGTGGATCTATAAATATTAATTCGTAATTCATATTTATAAAAGTCATAAAATTACCATTTAATACTACATTTTTTAATTGTCTATCTTCAATATTTTGTTTCAATAATTCATAACGACTAGGGCTTAGTTCAATAGTTATGACATTAGTGAAATATGTTCCAAATGATATAGAATTTCCACCTATACCACCTGTTGCATCCATAATATTAATATCACCATATTTATCCTTCAATATACTACTTAATTTATCAGCATCATCTTTATGAGACAACGAATATGAACCTTCATTGTCTGATTTTAGATTTTGATAATCTGTATCCATTTCTATAAATAACGAAATCGTTCTTAAATAGTTTTTAATAAATTATAATATCTTTTTTCTCAAAAAATATATTATTAATATTATAATTACAAATCCACAAAGTCTAAATGATTTTTGATAACTATAAATTATAAATGATAAAATTGAAGCATAAAAGTATATATTATAATCATATAATAAATCATCTTCATTTGAATTTTTTTTAGCTAATAATAAAACAAAAAATATTACAGATAATACAAATGCTAATAATAGATATAAATAATCAATTTTATGAGCGTATTTATTCATTAAATAGACGTATAAAAAAAATGAAATTAATATAAATTATTAACCTTAGTATAATATATATAAATGTTAAATTCAGATATAATAGCAGAATTTGAAAAATTAATATCTTTTATTAAGAATAGTTCTTCAAATGAACCAAAAGAAAAAATCGCTAATAGTTTCAGATTGAAACAACTGAATAATGTATTAACTATATTAAAGAAATATCCTACGAAAATTACTTTGAAAAATTACGAAGAGTTGAAAGAAATAGATGGTATAGGAACACACACTATTGAGAGAATAAAAGAAATATTATCAACTGGTAAATTAGCAGAATTAGCAAATTTCAGTGTTAAAGATCAAGGTAAAGAAAAGATATTAGAAGAATTAGAAAGTGTAGTTGGTATTGGTCGTGTTAAATCAACTGAATTTTATGACGCAGGTATTACCTCTGTTAAAATGTTAAAACAAAAGATTAAAAAAGGAGAAATAGAAGTTAATGAGAAAATTGAATTAGGTTTAAAATATTATGGTGTTTATCAAACAAATATTCCTAGAAAAGAAATTGTTCAAGTTAATAAAATTTTAAAGAAAATCATTGATAAAATGAATAAAGAAAAGAAATTAAATGATACAAATGAATATATTTATGAAATATGTGGTTCATTTAGAAGAGAGCGACCAACTTCTGGTGATATAGATGTATTAGTTTCCAAAATGGGTACTAAAGATGATAGTACTGATGAAACTAAACACTTGGAAATTTTTATAAATAAATTAAAGGAGAATATTAAAACAAATGCAGATAAACCATTATTAGTAGATGATATTACTGATAAAAATTTTGAAACTAAATATATGGGATTTGCTAAATATAAAGAGAATCCTATAAGAAGAATAGATGTAAGATATGTTCCTTATGAATCATTCTTTTCAGCTCAATTATATTTTACAGGTTCAGCAGAATTAAATAAAAAGATGAGAAATATAGCAAAGAAAATGGAATTAAAATTATCAGAATATGGATTATTTAAAAAAGATGGTACTAAATTGAAGATTAAAAGTGAAGAAGACTTTTTTAAGCATTTGGGTTTAGATTTTATCGAACCAAAGTTTAGATAATTATATTTTTAATATAATCCAAAACCTTTATTTTTACTTTTCAATTCACCAATTGATTTTAATTTACTTTTTAATGTTATTATAGGTTTATTTCCAATATGATAGTTTAAACCACCAAAATTTAATCCAAAAATATTATAGGCAAATGAAATATAATGAGTATTAAATAATTTTGATCTTTTTAATTCTTGTTCTATTTTTGGTTTTATTATTTCATTATAGTTTAATGTTTTTATTTTGATAGTAACTTTATTTATATTATTTAAATCAATTACTACTATATGATTATGTGCTACTAATTTTTGATTATGTTGAGGATCATTATCAACATTCCACTTTAATTTAGTAATATTAGTTTTTTTTCCATCTGGTTTAGTAAAAGAATATGTTTCGTTATCACCAGGATCTTCTATTTTAGCGTGTACTATTAAAATTAATTTTAGTCTTTCTGAAATAGGTGAACATAAATGTACATGATAAAAATTAAATGGTAAATTTTCTATATAATTATATGGTGCTACCATACCTAGTTGAGATCTTAAATTATTATTAATTCCATCTGTTATTTTGCTAAATAAATTTTCAATAGAATTATTATAGGGTGGATTAATATTTATAAATTTTTCATTTGTACTAATAATATCAAAAGATATATTACCATTAGGTTCTTTTAAATTTGTAATGTTAAATAATATTGAATTATTATAAATTAATATATTTCTTGATAAAATAATTTGTATATTTGATGAAATATTTAAAATATCATCACTATTACTACTTAAATATAGTAATGGTTCATTCAATAAAGTTCCATTAGAATCTTCAGTCTTAAAAGATTGACAGTTTTTACCATCTTTCATACTTCCATAATTAT